ATCTTGACATTATTGGTCTTGACAATCAACTTGAGCAACTTAAGCAAGATTTCCCAGAAATCTTTGATGCTAAGGTTCGTGTAGGCGGACAAGCCGATACAGCCATAAAGGCATCTGTAAGTACTCAATATTCTGCAAGCGAAATGCAAGCAGCAAAAATACTGGGTAAGAAAATCTGATATAATATACATATACTTATGGCGATGGACGTTGCCAAAGGTTTATGGATGAATTAGACGATTCAATACCTATTACAAAAATTTATTTTCTATTAAGGAGAAAACAAAATGGCTAGAATTGATTTAACAGAAGCCAATGGTTACATCCTAGAGGAACAAGGCAGTACAGTCATCCAAGACCTTATTGCTAACTCTGCGGTTGAGCGTTTCGCTCGTCGTGAAACCATGGCATCTCGTACAAAGTCAGTACCTCGTTTTCTTGCTGATGCTCCAGAAGTTGTAGCCGAAGGCGCAACAATTCCAGAAGCAACCGCAACACTTGACGAGATTGTATTGACTGCTCGTAAATATGCAAAAATCTTCCACATTTCTGAGGAAGATATTAATGACGGTCTAGTAGATGTTCTCGCTACATATAAGCGTGAATGGGCATCTCGCTGGGCTCGTAAGTATGATAATGCTTGCCTTGGCGTAACAGCAGCAGGCGACGGAGATGACGGACAACCGTTTACATCTCTATATCGTGCAGTGTCTCCAGGATCTGCAGGCACAAACCTAATCCAAACTGGTGGAGCACTTTCATTTGATGATCTAAACAATGCACTTGGTCTTGTTGAAGATTCTTCAAAGTTTGATGCTGCTAACACAGTCTGGATGGCACATCCAAAGATGCTTAAGGAAATCCGTGGAATGGTAAAGGGAAATAACGATCTCGTTCTTCCAGATCCATTGGCTGGAACCCCTGGCTCACTATTTGGATATCCACTAGTAATTTCATACGGTGCTGCAACATCAGCAGCAGCAACAGATTCACCAGCAGGAAACCCATTGCTTATCTGCGGTAACCGTCAGATGCTTATCAATGGTATTCGTGGTGGCGTAGAGTCTGTAGTTTCTCGTGATGCAGAATTTTCAAAGGACGGTGTCTTGCTCAAGACTCGTGTTCGTCGTGCATTTGCTGTTGCAGATGCTGACGCATTCGCTATCGTTGAGAAGACAGCGTAAGGAGGAACTGAATAATGCCAAGTAAACTATACGGACAATTCATTCAGCAATCTTTCAATAAGGAAATTGACTGGGATTCAGATACCATCAAGGTAGCACTTCTCACAAATTCCTACACACCAGATCAGGACGCACACAACTATTTTGATGATGTTGTTGCTTTTGAAGTAACTGGTACTGGTTACACCTCTGGTGGAATCACACTTACAAACAAGACTAATACTTACACATCAGCAACAAACGTAATTGTTCTTGATGCTGACGATGTAACATGGTCTTCATCCACAATTACTGCACGTTATGCAGTGATCTATGATGCTACACCTGCAACAAATGCAACACGTCCACTAGTTGGATACGTTGACTTCGGTTCAGATCAGTCGTCTTCAAATGGTAACTTTACCATTACATGGGACTCAACTGGTATTGTGAGAGTCACAGTAGCATAATGAATGTCAGGATTGAAGCGGGACCATTAACTCTGAATGTACTTGCTACATTTGTTGAGTGTTCTGTTGCCATAGAAATCAAGAAGCATGTTGCCGCTTCTGTTACCTCATGGTCTCGCTTCTTTCCTGCTCCTATCTCAGTAAATGGGCATAGTTTAAAATCAATTAATCCAGAATTGAAGGTAGGTGAATTGGCTACGTCTTTGGCGTAGCCTTTTTTTATGAGCGCATTAACTAATACATATCAGAATTTAAGTCACTTCAAGGGTATAAGTTTTGACGAGGCAACATTTACTGCAACACCCGCAAGAACTGGAACCAGAGCATTAAATGGTAGTTCAGTTGAAATGCTTGATGCTAACTTTGCTTCTGATGGTGCAAATAATCCCACAATTCAAGTTGGTCCATTATTAGATCAAAACTATTATAATTTTGAATTTGATAACACTGTTAGTCCTATAAAACATGCAAGACTAATTTATGGCTCAACAGTAGCAGGCAATACGGGCAATGCAAATGATATTAGACGATTAATGTGGGATTCTACCTCATTTGACAGAGTTGTTGGTGTTTGGATTAAAATGCCATCAGGTCTTTCAATAGACAACGCAAGTGTTGGAGGGGTTAGATTTTTTGCAAATGGAAACCAAGCAATAATTAATATAGGACCAGGAAAATCTAATGGACAGCCTGCTGTAGCAATTGTTCATGGAACTTCTGAAATCGGCACTGCTTCAATAAATTTTTATACAAGTTATACAGATCAAAATAATAATGTTGTGCCTATTGAATGGAATAAATGGTATTTTATTGCTGTAAGAAAAACTGTTAATGAAAATGGCAATGTAGCAGTAAATTCATCAGCAACTGGAACATTAGTTTATGATCATTTTATTGATGGCAATGGAGTAGGTGGAGTACAGCGCACAGGTTGGACTAAGAGAAGTATTAATGCAATTGTTTTTGGTAACAATTCTGCACCTCTTACATCATCAGTGGGAGTATCAAGTTTCTTTATTAGTGATTGGTCAGCAATAGGTCAGGGAGAGTTAAGAAGTATATATTCGTCTGGATTACCTATGTCTACAACAATCAATGCACAACCAATGACGGCATCTCTAGAACCAGTAATGCCTTCAAATATTATTGCAATCTATAGACCAGAAACTACAAATGGTTATTTGGCTGACACTATTGTTGGCTATTCTCCAGAACATTATTACAAATTTAATGAAACATTAACAGGTATGTCAAAGCCACCTATAGTAAATTATGGAACTGTGGTTGTTCCTGATGGAACGGTAGGATCATACTTTAATACATTCCCTACAGTAAATGCAACTGGTGGATTAAAGAAAAAGGGATCATGGGTATTTAATTATTCAGCAGGTGCATTATGTCCAAGAATTACACTAAGTACAACATCAACCCAATTAGCAGATAGAAACTGGTCTGCTGGTTTATTCTTTAAAACAAATTTTACAACTCCAGCAATCACCCATGACACTGCTGGATATCAATTGTGGTCAGTTGGTTCAACAAGCAAAAACATTGTTGTATCATTTGTTGGCGGTACATCAACAAATACAAATAAAGGAAAATTGCAATTTGCTGTAACTGGTGGATCAACATTTACTACTACAGCAAGATATGATGATCAGGCTTGGCACTATTTAGCGATTAGAGCAGTTTTAACTGGAAGCACAATTACTTATGAATTTTATGTTGATGGATCATTATTTATAACTACAACAGTAGCAGATACATCAGCCACAACTGGTACATTCCAATTTGGTGATAGTACAATAAGTGCAGCCATAAATGGAACAAACAATAATACTTTTGAATTATCTGACGCTTATGTTGCGCCATATACAACAGTTGCAGCAACACAAATTGCACAAATTTGGTATGCAGCAAACAATCCACCAACTCCAACAGCAGTAAATAGAACTCACCAAGCAGAACCATTAATTGTAAGTACATCAACAATGCTGCAGCCTGTTATTACTACTGTACAAGGTGATAATGTTCAATCCACTACATCATTTGCAATTAATGCAGTATTTCCATCACCATCATTCTCAACTGGTGACAATGTAACAATTAACGTTGAAACATTTGAAATGGTTAATGTTGCTATTGGAGATAATATATTTATAGAAACTGGTGCTGATGCTGTTATTCCTTCTACAGAATTAACTGCTTCAGCATTAATGGTAGATCCTATAGTATCAAGACCAGCAATGACTGCAACTGCACTATTGCCTATGCCAGTTATATATGTTGCACCAAATTATTTTACTTTAATTAAAAATCTAAATCCACTTTATTATATTTCTGATGGTCAGGCTATTCCAACAAATAATGGTTCATGGACAGTAAATAACTGGACCGTTGAATATATTGATGACAATGTTACTTCTGGTGAAGAAATGTCAACGGTTGGTACAGGAAAATCGTGGAGAGCAAATGCAAATGGAGTTATTTTGCATGCGCCAAAACTTCGTGGAAATATTACAAACTATCAAACCCTTGTGGCTAATCTATATGCAACCAGAAGCGTTTCTGTTGAATTTTGGTATAACTCAATTGGTAGACCAAGATTGCCAGGATTAAACTATGTAGAATCTGGTGCAATTTTTAATGATGGAATTACACAAATTGCAGAAGTTTATGACTGGTGGGGTTGTAGTGGAGATGCTCCACTTTATAAGCAGGTATTAGTTGGTGGTTTAACTGCTGCTACCTTTGGACTTGAAGAAGATCAGACAGTTACTGTTACCTATAGAACATACGACAATGCAAATGTAGAATTTGATGACTGGAACCATGTTGTTGTTACATATGAAGCAGCAGACAATATAAATCAAGTTAGACAAAAAGTTTATCTTAATGGTTCAATTATTTATAATGCAGTTTTAAATATAAGTACATCATTGGGAGAAAATAATATAGACTTTACCCTAAATTCTCCAACATTTACTGGTCCTTCAGTAGGATACCAAATGGGTATTACTGGTTCACAATCAATTAAATTAAACGATAATGTAAAAGTAGATGAGATTGCAATTTATCCTATAACATTAAGTTCAACACAAATCACAGAACATTATTCGTTTATTAAATCTTTAAGTCCAAACGAAAACATCTTTTCACCTGTTATTGAGTTAAATGGACAAATGGGTAACCATTTAGCAGTTGCACAAATTAATTTTGTTTATGAAGCAACACCAGCACCTGTTTCTGGAGTTATGGTGCAACCAACAGTAATAGCGGGTATATCAATTAATCATATTGCACAAACAATGGACAATTCTAGTGAATTGGTATATCCAGCATTGTCTTTAGGAGTTAACTTACCCGCTCAGATTGACGTTGTTTATGCTGAGATGAACCCAGCATTCCCATTAAGTTCAACTTATTACGACTATGTACAGGCCAATATTACCCCATATAGATATGTTACTTTTGATGATGCCAATCCATATCTTGATTTTGGCTCTGATACTGATTATGCTGTTGCTCCCGTTGTTATTGGCGGTACAGTGGTAAATCCTGGACTTGGCATTAATGGTAAATCTGTAAAGACTACGGGTAATTCATATGTAACTGATGGAGTTATTCTAAAAGAATCTGTGCATGATGATGATTGGGGTGTCAGTGGAAATCATTACAGTTCTTCATTCTGGATGCAAAGAGCAGCAGACGATACATCTACAGGATTAAGGGTTTTGGCAAATGCTTATGGTCATGGAACTGGAGATTACTTCTTACTCTATCATTATCAAAATAAATTACATTTTGAGTTTAAAAATTCAACTACATTAATAACAGAAACAAGTGCCAGCAATGTTAATATATTTGATTTTGGAACTCATTTTATTGCGTTAGATTTAGATCATTCTGGACAAACAGATACTGCAAAAGTTTATGTAGATGCTGTTCTAGTAATGACGATAAATATTGGAACTGCAAGACTTTCATTAATTAATGGAACAACACATACTGCGCCAAATGACGAGGCAAATAATTATCCAAGATATTCTATTGGTTGTTTAATTACACCATTTAATGAGACTGCTTTGCCAGTAGTTCCCACAAATACTAAATTAATTGTTGATGAAATTTTCTGGGATAAGGATTCATTAAGTCTTGTACAAGTTGCAGCACTTTATAATATGATGCCTGGTAAGACTAATTCAGTCCAGACACCGCTTCCACTTGAGGCTTCAGCATTATTCGTAATGCCAGCAATATCAACAAATGTAAATTACATAGGAACTGCAGTTACAGCAAATGCAGAACTGTTAAATCCTACACTTTATATAGTTAAGAATAATAATTTTACTGCTGACTTTATGTCTGCTGATGCAACAATGCCTGGAGCAGCAAGACGAGACAATGTAACTGTTCGGGCAGAATTTATGTTGGCAAGTTGCTCAATTGGTGGAGCGGGAACTCCAAGACTTATATATGCTGCACCATGTATTGCAACTATTGATATAATAAATAGAAGAGGAATATCTACTGGTTTTGGCATTAAGGTAAATTCAGTTTCAGTATTTAATTCAGTTTCTGCATGGGTAACTTATGTAAGACTTCAAAATCAAGATAGTATAATTCCAAGTGGGAGTGTAAGATAATATGCAAAATACTTTTAATCAATTTGATCAATTTGAAAATGTAGATATAAGTTATTCAAAAAACAAACATTTGTTTGATTTTGCTCATAATTCTACAAATGAAAATGGATCAAACTTTGGTAGTGTTTGGATGGTAAAAGGCCAAAGAAATCTTACAACCAATATGACTACATTTAATGGTGATACTGGATTAAGACCAATAACATTTGGAAATCCTGTTTCTACTAATTTATATGGTCCATTTTTTACTGGCACTACTGTTACTGGTGGATTATCTACTGGAGCACAACTTACATCAAGTGTTGGTCTAACAGAAGACAATAGTGGTTATAACCAAGTTCCAAGTATAAACGAAGATGTATTAGTATTTTTAAGAAATACAACAGTTTCATCTAATAATGAAGGAATATTTTATCGTGCTGGATATATTGAATTAAGTTTTAGAACGTCCAAATCAAATTGTATTGTTGGTTATGGTTCTGGAAATATTCGTCTTCAATTAGGCGCTATTAATAATCAAGCAGCCACTCCATTAAATTTAGAATCAATAGTAAATGATCCAACAACAGGAAACATATCTGGAACACAATATGCTACAGATACAGCATTTTCAAATGTAAACGAATTATCAATTAATATTAAGAATGGAAAACTAAATATTTCTTATAATGATTTATATGGTATTAATGCAAATTCATTTGAAATAGATAGTAATACAACAGTTAATGATAATCAATGGCACCATGTTGTAATTAATTTTGGAAGACCTGGTTTAATTAAAGATCATGAAAATAAGTTTGAAGAAAAAACAATTGAAATTTGGATTGATGGAAAATTAGATAAAAGAACTTCAGAATATACAGAAAATGATCAAATATTTTTCCCAGAAATAAACTGGTTATGTGCAAATCCAGATAAATTAATTGAAGGCGGATTAAATAAATTATATAATGACGGTTTTAATTCTCAGGATGATTTGACAAGAGTTTTATCTTCATCTAAAGTTTGGACTGGAGAATGGAGTGCAGAAGCAGAATTAGATGCATTTGCAGGTGCAATAAGAACATTTGCTCATGGCATTAATATTCCTTTATCAAAGTTTGAAATCCAAGAAAGATATAAGTTCTGGAATTACAATGAAACACCATTTAGAGATTCTTTAGATGCCTCTGCCACTTTAGTAAATCCAATAGTAAGCGTAAATAAAAAAAGAGCACTTAAATTATATTGGAATAATATTTCACGTAAAAATGGTATTGAACTTGATGATAATTTTATTGTTGAGTCATACAATATTACTCATAAAAATAAAAATTCTGTAACTGAAACGTTTAATTTAGATTTAGCAAAGAAAAAAGATTTTAATATTTTAACTAATGTTAGAGTTGCATTAAAAGACAATGTATTGATTTGGGCACCAGGAAATGTTTCACCAAATAATATAAGTACTACTCCGATTGCAGGTCAAAAAGATCCAAATCGCATATCTCAACAGACTGGATTTGCTGGTTCATTTACAAACATGACTTTTAGTGGTGTTGAATTAAATGATGGAGATAGAATATTATTGACAAACCAAATTAATAAAGCAGAAAATGGTATTTGGATATTCAATGGTAAGACTTCTCCATTAACTAAGCCAAATGATGCAGATTCTCCAACAAAAATAAATAATGCAATTGTTTATGTGACTGAAGGCAAATACGCAGAAACATATTGGACTCTTGAATCAAATATAGGATCATTTGAAGAGGCACAAAAATGGGTAAAATTAGAATCTAAACCAGATACAACAATAAATGTACAACCAGTATTTGTGGGAAGGTGGTCAGATTCTATTGGTAATCCAAGATTTATTAATTTACAAAATGATATAAGCATAGGTAATTACGATGTTATTGTTTTTATGAATTATCCTGATGATTTAACAGAATTAAAAAACATGATGCCAACTGAAGATGTAACAAAACTTTATAAAGAATTTGTGGCATCACTAAAGCAGATAGTTGTTGAGGGTGCAAGTCTATATGTATCAAGTCCAATGCTTGCTATTGATCTTGGAATTGTAAACCATTTCCATGAAATCCCGCAATTATTAGAGACTTCTGATGCTCAGGCTGCTGCAATTAATCCATTCCAGCCAGGTGAGTCTGCAGATAAATATTTTGATACACATAGAAATAATCAATACTCATTAATTACTCCAATTGCTGGTTTGACAAATAAAGATACATATTTACTTACAGACTTTATTAACTATACACCAGACAATGCTTATGATTATGAGCAATATCATGCAAAATATGTACGCAGACAAACTGGTATTCAAGAAGGAAATTCATGGTTTATACCAGGATTAGCATTAACTAAGTTTACAGAAAATGAAAAACTTCCTGGAGTGAGAAATAACTATCGTGGTACAAAACCATTGCTTGCACCAGAAACATTGTTGTCTGGAACTGCAGTAACAGAATTTGCAAACAATTATTATAATGGATCTACAGTTACTGCTAATCCATATGATGATTATATTACTACCGTCGTAGTACAGCCTGGCCAAACATTGGGCGGTACAGGAATTACAGGTAAAATATTCATGAATGTAATTGAAGATGGTTATACATTTAGCCGTGAAGATTATAATAAAGCATACATTCAGGTATTACCAGCAGTAGATACAAATGAAACTACTAATACTAGATTGTGGCAGTATTCAACTAATAGATTAGAAAGAACTCCAAAGACGACAAATATTAGTTCATTAAGTGAACATGGACAAACAATACCAACACTAGGTGGTGGTGGTGGTTTTATACAGGCTGCTTCCAATGCTTCTAGCGGTATAATTAGAACAGAAACAGATAAACAAAATGACCAGAATCAGTCAGATTTTTATCCAACACAAGAAGAAGAGATTTATCCACTCCAGGAGATTCCAGTGTATTCCATGACTTGGCTTGGTTTACAATGGCTGGTAGGATAGAAAGGAGAAATAAATGTTTGTAACAACAACTCAAGTAAAAACAATAACTGGTAAAACAGTTAACACTGGTCTTGTAGAACGAGCACAATATGCAATAGAAGCATATGTTGGTAAGTTTGAGGCTGATGTTGAAGACACTAGAGATATTGAAATCTTAAAACGTGCTACAGCATATCAAGCAGCATACATGCTTAATAATGAAGATATTGTATTTGAACAAATGGCTGTTTCAACAACAATGCAAAACGATGCCTCCACAACATTCAAGCCTGGAGATAAAGTTTCTCCTTTCATAGCACCCTTGGCTGTTATGATGTGTGATAAATTATCATTCATGAGAGCACGTTCAGTATATACTGGTAAGTCATCTCAAACTACTGCAAGTTCAGACTGGAGAACCATATAATGCAACCAGCAGCATTTACAAGATATAAATACTCAACAGATTTTTATAAATTTGTAAGAGAAACTGTTGGAAATACATCAACAGCAAAATATTATTTTGTTGATAATGTTGCAATTTCTGCGGGTATTGATACATCAGGACGACTAAGCATCAGATGCAATCAACCGTTACCAATCGGATGTCTTATTGCTAATATAAAAGATGCTAATGGAAATCTAATATTAGATGATCAGGTTTGGCAAATTAGTAGTCTTCAGCCAGTATTAAATAGTTTTAATACAATTGAATCATATCAAATGAAAACTGTTAAATATCAAGGCAATCTGTAATGGGATTATTTGGCTTATTTGGATCCGTTTTTGAAGCGGCTATTGATATAACGGAAGCCAGAGAGTTAGTAAATGAAGGCTTTCAAGAAGCATTAGATACTATGGAAGGTATGGTTGGTAATGCTGGACAACAGACTGTATTTAATGATTATGTGGTACCAGCATTTGAAGATGCAAAGGGTCCTATAGAAAATGGCTGGACAGATGTTGATATTGGCGAATATATGGATTTTATGGGTGAGATAGTTGAAGAGGGAAATAGCATAATGTCTGATGCTTATGACCAGGCTCAAGAAATATTATCTGAACTTGAAGAAGAGGCTGAGGGAGAATACGAGTACGACGAGTAGCATGGTTTGACATTGCCCTGCTGTTATGATATACTGTATATAGTGAGGAGACACTATGGACTTAAATATCATGGCAGCCATCAGAGATGATAGGTCATTACCTACAGGATACCATAAAGCAGTACTATTTGCAATAGCCAGTAGGGGCAAAAATGCTTATCCAAACCAGCAACAATTAATGAAGGATGCTGGAATAGGTAGCAGAAATACATTAATCAAGACTGTTTCTGATTTAGAGAAACTGGGCTGGCTGACGGTAACCAAAGATAAGCATAAGTCAAATCACTACAAGAATAACAGATATGAGATCCATGTCCCAGATCTGACTATTCCATGTATCAAATCTGACGAATCAATAGTCAAATCCGATACACTAAGTATAAATAAAGATAAACATAAAGATAAACATTACTACAAAAATACCAAAGG